AAAAAGGCATGTTAACTACAATGCTTTATATATAAGCACCGTTTCGTTTGTTCGTAAACTAGATTTCAGAATCAAAAAGTTATAAGAATGCAAAAAAATAGTGTTACTGATTATTAATGCGCCCTGTTAAGGCTTTGATGCCGGCTTGGATGTACGATGATATGAAAAGCATTGTTGAATAATTGTTAAATTACATTCAGTTATCTCTACCGGTTATGTTTGAATAAACTAACAATCAGGAGTAATTGTTCTTCTCATTGTTAGAGGCTCTTCAGCGTCACTTGAGCTATATCCAGCGTTGTTCCAGCTACCTCCTTAATAGTGCCCATTAGATCCCTAACAGAGGAACTTTGCAGCCGCTCCCGGATATCTTCATCAACCCTCTGTAATGAAAGCGTAAACTCTATCTTTTTAGATTTGCCATAGCGATCAAACTCCTGATGTGTCTCCTGCAACCCCGTGATGACATACATCCCGTAAATGGAACCGACGCCATCAATCAGAGGCCAGGCAAGCCCGGTGTAAGCCATTGTTGAGACAGCACCCAGCGACAGGTTGCCGCCAGTAATTTCAGGGTACAGCAACCCACCCAGCGTCAGCTGGTTCTCACCTGCGCCAACGTACTGCCATTTTGCGCTCCTGCCCACGCGATCATTCTTAACGTGCCGCCAGTTACGGGACAGCTGCAATTGCTGATAGGGCAGTGTCCTGAGTTCAAATACAAAAAGTCCGAATACCATCATCATAGTTATTACTCCTTATTAATCGTTATCCCGGAACGAACCCGGGTAGCGCGTTGCTGTTTTTCAATTTCTTTGCGTACCGCTTCGCCAACAAGTCGCGCCAGTTCGCGCGAATTGCTGTTCTGAATGCCGTGCAGATGAACGTGAATATCACCGGAAAAACTACCATCTGAAGCCGCAGCCGCCTTGGAGGTGCTTTTATTTCGGTGTACCGGTTGCCATGCCTGCGTCTGTTTAATTAATGGCTCTCCGGCAGCAATAACCGGACGAGCACTAACAGGTTGCCGAATAAGCCGAGATTCCTGCCATTCACCACGCACAGCAAAGGCTGGAGGGAGATTTTTAAATACAATGTCACCCGGCCCGATACGTTTGCGCTTTTCCTCATCTAAAAGGCCTTTGGTGTTATCCGCGATTTGGCCCAGCCGCCGCTCTGTTCCAGAGTTGCCCCCGAGCACATTGGGCGGCGGGGCGCTGCCTTTGCTTGCAGGCTTTTCAGATGACCATTGCCACTCCCTTTTAACCATGCGCCCGGATTTTTCATCCCATTCCCACATAACCGGAATAGCCCTGAGTCTGGCCGCTTCCAACCTGGCTCTTTCAATGCCATCGGGGATGAGATCGAGCTTCTCCAGTAACCAGCCGACGCCTTCCATTAACTTCTGAAGCGGCCAAAGCAGAACGCTAAGTGCGGTCCCCAGGACTTCGCCAAAAGTCTGCCCGGCGCTGGCGCATTTGTTTAGCGCCTCGCGACTCTCCTCAACGGGCGTTAATACTTTTTTAAACCAGTTCCAGACGTTTTTAACGCCATCCCCAATGGCACCGAAAACGGGCGCCAGCTGGAAAATGCGTTATAAACAGGCGCTAACCCCTGGATGACGCCTGTAAAAAAACCGCTAAAGAAGGCCTTAATTGGTCCCCAGTATTTCCAGATCAGTACTCCCGCAGCTACAAACGCAGCACCCACTAAACCGATTGGGCTCAAGAGCATTGATAATCCGCCGCCCAGTGCCGCAATACCGCCTTTTACAATGCCGAAGAGAGCAGGGATCCCGGTTAGCCGCAATGCCAGCCCGCCAATGCTTTTTGACAGGGCGCTGATAGCAGTCCCCGGAGAGGTAAAGGCGCCAAGTAACGCACCGCGCAGGGGTACCATCATTCTGGTTAATACGCCGATGCGTCCTGCCAGGCCGCTGAGTAAAGCACGCCATCCGCTAATTTTTACCAGTGAGCTACCGCCCGCAGCACTCAACATGCGGAACGCTGATACCGTACCTCCGATTCCGCTCCCGCCGGACAGCAGCGCAAACCCCAGTCTGAGCTTCGCCAGCGGACCTATCAGCAGACCAGCAGCTAATGACATACCGCCAATTACTGCGGTCAGTGCCAGTACAGTCCCGCCGGCGAGTAACAACGTTTGTGAAAGTCTGGGGTTTTCTTCTACCCAGCTTTGAACAGTGCCAATAACCCGGCTAAGCCCCTGTGTCAGTCTGCGCAATGGGCCGTCCACTGTCTCAGCTACAGAAATGCGGAACGCCTCCCACGCGCTGTCCAGCTCCTTCAAATCGCCGCCAAGGTTGTCTTTTTTCTTGTTAGCGACGGCGAAGGCCTCCTGATTTTTATGCGCTTCAGCAATTTGTTCATAGAGTGACTGGAGGTAGCCATCACCTGCGCCGTTGACCAAAGACTGGAGACTCGTAAAACCCTCTTCTCCGGCGATATCTTTGAAAAATGAAACCTGATCCACCTCGCCAAAGCGGGAAACGCGTTTTTGTAGATCGAGAAGAATATCGAACGGACGTCGCATTTTTCCGCTCGCGTCGGCAGTTTCTACTCCCAGCTCTTTGAGTGCCTTTTTGGCTGCCGTAGTAGGGGAGGCCAGGCGGGAGAGGGAGCGACGCATTGCAGTACCGGCCTCGCTACCGCGAATACCCACGCGCGCCAGCGTGCCTGTCATCGCTGCGGCTTCTTCCAGGCTAATCCCTAGTCCCGCGGCTACCGGTCCGACAACTTTCATTGTCTCGCCGAGGCTGCTAAGCGTGGTGTTGGTACGGGTAAATGTACCTGTCAGCACATCGCTGACGCGGTCCATTTCCCCGGCATCGAGGGCGAACTGTGAAAGAATATTTGAGCCGATGTCTGCCGTTTCACCCAATTCCATACTGCCCGCTAGTGCCATATTGAGCACGCCAGGTAGTGCGGCACGGATAGCTTCTGGCGTGAAGCCCGCCATTGCCAGAAAGGCCTGGCCGCTGGCGGCGTCACGTGTGGTGAAGGCGGTTTCAGCACCGAGTTTTTTTGCCTGAGTACGCAAGGCGGCTAGCTGCGAATCGCTTTTATCGAGCCGCGTCAACGCCTGGACGTTTGACATTTCCTCATCAAAACCAACCGCAGGCGACAGGAAGCGTCCGGCGCCGTACCCGGCAGCGGTTGCTGTACCTAATGCTATGGCACCGCCAGAGCGCAACTTTCCGGCCATTTGCTGCGCACCCTCGTAACGTTTACGAGCTTGAGTGACCGCAGCAAGTTGCCGTTTTTCCCGTTCAAGGGATTGGTTGTATTGTTCTGTGCGGCGTATCGCGTTACCGATGGTGGCGCTACTACCGGAAAGCATGACGCCATGCTGGCGCAGGGCTGATGCACTCTCACGGAGGCGGGCCACTTCCGTCACGCGTTTTGCGGTCAACCGATCAAGCCGCTCACCCAGTCGCGACATCAGTATTTGCTGTTTTTCCGTCAGCGTCCCGTTTTTACGTTGCGCTTCTGACAAGCCATCAAAGCGGGCACGGGTACGTGAGATGGAACGGTCGGTTTTGCCGACGGCCGCGGTCATTCGCTGAAAAGTGGCACTGCTCTTATCGAGTCCTTTCAGGGTGGATTGTGTTTTTCTGAGGGAGTCGGAAAGGCCGCCCGCACTCTGGCGGGCAGCATTAACGGGGCGGGTAAATCTGTCGATCGCGCTGAAAGCAACGCGTATATCAAGACTCTTCATCACTGGCACCACTTCGAAGCGCCGCCCGCTTGCGCCAGGCTATCACCTCGCCAAGATCCATGCCGAAAACTTCAGAGGGCGGCCAGTTAAAAATAACGGCAATATCAGCAACCAGATCGTCTATCTGGTCAAACGCAACGGTGATTACTCGCTCTCCGTCTCCGCCACGTTCGACGCTCCAGGCTCCGGCGGATTCAAGAAAGGGACCAGAAGCTCTGCCAACCCGATAAAGTCCAGGGTGTGCATTTCGTTGATTTCTTTTTGTGTCAGCGCAGGCGCGGTGACTCGCGTCAACAGCGTGGCAATTGAGTCTGCATCCATATTGGCAACGCGGATAAGATTCAGGCCGCGCAATGATCCGGCCTGACTGATGGCGCCAGTGATTTCCACCTGACCGATCTCACTGTCTTTACGAACTACCGGCTGCATCAGCGTGAACAGGTTTTTAGCCATGTTTAAAATCTCCGGGCGGCATCGTTGCCACCCTCTTAAAGGTTATCAATTGCCCATGCCAAGGGCAGAGGTGATGCGGTCCGGGAACATGTTCTGACCGTTCTTTTTGTAGATGAAATTCAGCAGATCGATTTCGATAATGGGCTGATCATCTATGGAAAATTTGTAGTAGGTGGATTTAAAGGTGTAGCTTTCCTCGGTGTCTTCTCCCTGTTTTGAATCTCCACCGTCGAGTTCAGTAAATCGCCCGCGCAGCTCCACCTCGACAAGCTGGCTTTCGCCATCAGTGAAATATTCACCCGCAAAGCGCAGCCGCGTGCCGTCAATTTCTGCTCCGTATTCGAGAAACAGAGCCTTAATGACGCCGCCAAAAACAATGGTGGAATCCAGCGCGCCAGCCTCAAGGCCGAGATCAACACCGACCGCACCCAGCATGCCACCGCCCTGATAGTCCTCTACCTTTCGTGACAGTTTGGGGCGAGTGAAAGAGGTCACTTTTCCCAGATAGTTGTCGCCGTTAACAAAGCAGCTAAAAAGCCGCAGTTTGTGAGGAATAGCCATTATTCACCCCCGAGCGACGCGAACGCCGGTTCGTAAAAATCATCAGTAAAGGTCTGGTATAGCGTCAGATCTTCAAGCGGTGGGACCGGGCTGTAGCTATAGCGCACAATCAGTTTTCCCTGGCGCAAATCCGTGGTGCCGTTATCCAGCGTGTCATACCAGCAGTCAGCGCCGATAAGCTGGCCGGCAGTGACTTTTTTGCTGAGAGCAGAGCGGATGCCGCTTACCACATCTTTCACGTTGGCCGGAGTGAGCGGGCTGTCAACAGAGGTAAATTGCGCCTCCGCAATACTGTCCGCCAGGATCTGCGCGGTACGGGTAAACACCTCAAAAGTGTAGGTTTCGGTGTCCGTGGTGCGGTTACCCCAGAAGCGGAAACCGTCACGCTTGATAAGCGTCGTGATTTCGTTGTTGTTCAGCTCGTTAGCGTCGCTGTCTTCTGCCTGCAATGCCCAGAACACATCTTTCGAAATACCCAGAACGTTATTCACCACAACATTCGACAGCGATTTGTGCCAGCCCTGGCTGTTATCAATAGCGGCGCGCAGGCCGCAGGCGTAAGCCGGGGCGGGAAACGTTTCGTTATCATCCGTCAGGGGGTTGTAAGCGATAAAGTCCGGCCAGATCAGCATCAGCTCGCGGTATGCGAAGGTTTTGCGATAAGCGATAGCCTCCGCCATGGTCGCGCAGCCGTTGCAACCGGCATAAACAAAAGCCCGCAGATTCTGGGCAATCACGCAAAGCTGTGACGTCACTTCCGCAGTGTCGTAGTCCGGCACCGCCAGGATGCGCGGGCGATAGCCGGTTTTGGCCTCCGCCGTCAGCAGGGCATACATTCCCGTATAGCTGTCGCCATCTGTTCCGCCAGTAATGGCCTGGGACTGGCTGTCGCCGTTACCGGAAGCCTCTTTCACCCGGACAATCACAACACGCGGACTGCACTGATCGGAAATGGCTTTGAGGGCTTTGTAAAGCGACCCGGTTTTACCTGCTTTGCCGAGGACGTTACGCACCCGTGTCAGCAGAACCGGCGTATTGAGCGGGAAAGTTTCCGGATCGGCGTCATCAGCAACCGCAACAATACCGATCACGCTGGAATCAATGTCATTGATTGCCTGCTGTAGGTCGGTATTTTCGCGAGAGCGGACGCCGTGAAAACGAGTTTCAGACATAAGTTCACCATCATGTTTCTCTTTGAGTTCAGGGCAATATTCAACGTTAAGTCTGCTGGCGTCGCCTGGTTGCCGGTCTGCCCGTTCGCTGACAACAAAAAGGGATTCAGCCCCGCGCGCGGGCATGGAATCATCAGCAAAAAACGGGGGAGTTATGTCGATAGCAGACACGCTGACAACAGCAGCCGAAGCGTATGTAGAAAAATTAAGTGAGGTCGTAAAGACACCTGATTTTAGTATCACGCTGGGTGGGGTTGCCCTGACCGAACTGGCCGACCGCATCACCTCGCTATCTGTTACAGATAACAACGGTTTTGATGCTGACCAGCTAACCCTGTCAGTGGATGACTCTGACGGGGTAACAGATTTACCCCCACGTGGTGCGGAGCTGGCGGTGTCCATCGGCTGGCTGGGTGAGGCGTTGATCTACAAAGGTCTCTACACCGTTGACGAGGTGGGGCATAGCGGGCCGCCTGATGTTATCGACATCACCGCGCACAGCGCTGATTTTCGCGAAGAGATGAACGTCAGGCGGGAGGTGTCCTGGCATGATTTGACGGTAGAGCGGGTGGTATCGGTCATAGCCCGGCGCTATGACCTGAAGCCGATGATTAGCGAGGCCCTAATCGACATTGAGATCGACCATGCGGATCAGACAGAAGAGAGTGACATGTCGTTTTTAACGCGCATGGCGGAGATGTTGGGGGCCATTGCCACCGTGAAAAATGGCTGTCTGCTGTTTATCCTGCCTGGGGGCGGCGTCAGTGCATCCGGCAGGGCGCTGCCATCGGCTGAGATAACCCGTGCCAGCGGAGATCGTCATAGGTTCCGCATTGCCGATCGCGATGCTTACACCGGCGTGCGGGCGTACTGGCTGGATCTTAATTTCGGCAAGAAAAAACCGGTCAAGGTCACTAAGCGCAAAACAAATACTGCCAGAAAAAAGGCTAAGGAGAAAAGCAGCCGCCCGGAAGGGGATTACATGGAGGGCGCTGAAGGTAACGTGTATGTTTTGCGTAAAACCTATCAGAACGAAACGGCGGCCAGGCGCGCAGCTGCGGCAAAATGGATACAGCTCCAGAAAGGCGCGGCACAGTTTTCGATAACCCTGGCGCGCGGCCGCGCCGATTTATACCCTGGTATGCATCTGACCGTGTCGGGCTTTAAGCCTGAAATCGATACTCAGGATTGGATCATTGCCAGAGCGGAACATGTGATAGGTGATAACGGATTTACCACGAAAATGGAGCTTGAGGCGAAAATAAGCGACTGGATTGCAGAAACTGAATAGTAGCGGCCATAATAGGCGTGAGTTCAACTCCCTATGGGAGATCATCATGTTTGTTTGTCCCTACTGCGGCGCAAACGCCCGCACCCGCACCAGCCGCCGGTTAAGCGAGTTCACCATCCGGCAATACCATCAATGCCAGAATCTTGAGTGCAGCGAGTCATTCACGACACTTAACACCGTAGAGCGCAGAGTAACGAAGCGCTCAACCAGCGCCGATCCTTTGCCGCCAGGATTTATCCCCGGCGACGCTTTCCCGGCTTCTCATTACGGGAACCGTCAACTTAGTCTTGCAGTATAAAAATAGCCCCCTGGAAAGGGGGCTATTCTTGTCAATGTGGTCGATATGTGGACACTTTTGAAATAAATCCTTTTATTTCAGTTTATTAAATCCCAAAAAA